ATGGCATATTTCAAAATTTGCGTACGAGCTAAGAGAAAAGACAATACGTATCCTGTTTATATTCGTGTAACCCATCACGGACAGGTAGGATATATAAAAACAGATAAAGTCTGCAAGGCTAAGTCTGTTCGGAAGGGTGAGGTAATAGATAATTACATCATCAAGGATATTTCTATTCTTATTGACGGGTATATGTCCCGGCTTAATCGTGAAGATATACAATGTTGGGATATCAGAAAGATACTGGACTTCTTGAGGAGGGATTCTAGCGCACCTTCTTTTTCTGAATTTTGTGAGGAGTTTACCTCTAAGATGGATAACGAGGGAAGAGAGTCCACGTCGATAAATTATAAGCTTGCGTTAAGGCGCTTGGAGGAATATATGGGGAAAGACGACATTCTCTTCTCTGATCTTACATCGTCTATATTCAAGGAGTGGATAGATTCGATGAAAGATAGCTTGTACAAGAAACACGGCTATCCGAAGCGGATCAAGACAATGTTTATGGCTGGATGCGAGCGGTATAATAACTATGATACCGGCGAGATGCTTATACGGAATAACCCGTTAGGGAGTGAGGGTACCTAGACCTACAGTCCCAGAGAAAAGGGCATTGGACATTAGAACCGTTCGAGATTTTTTTGCGGTATCCGCGGAGTATGGATCAAGAGCTGATCGTGCTAGGGATGTGTGCGAGATCGTTTTTTGTCTTGCCGGAATTAACACCGCTGACCTGTATTATATGGAAAAAGAGAACCTTAGAGACGGAAAGATGTGTTACTGCAGACGTAAGACTACTAATAGGAGGGATGACAAGCGTATATAGAGATAGCCGTACCAGATAGGCTATCTCATTTGCTTGAGAAATATGCTGGAGAAAAAAGGCTGTTTAACTTCTGTGAGACTTATGGATCAAGTAAGAATTTCAATAAATGTATAAACGAGGGAATAAGTGATATAACAAGAAAAAACGACCTTCCTCATATTTCTGTCTATTCGTTTCGGCATAGTTGGGCTACATTCGCTCAAAACGATTTCGATGCAAGTTTGGATTTAGTAGGCTTTTGCCTTAACCATGCTTCTTCCCATAGGGTGACATCTGGGTATGTTAAGACCGATTTTAGCGTTATCGACCGCTTGAATGCCAAGATACTTGATTATGTGTTTGAAGAAAAAAACGAAAAAAAGATGGAAATAATTTGCGGATTAAAAAAATGACTCTATCTTTGCCGTTGAAATAGCGAGTTGGATTTTAGACGAAAGTTTGAGATCCAACTTTTTGTGTTTATATGTGTTTGGTCTCTTCTTTCTGTAAACTTCCATAAAACAAAGACTTACCGGGTGCCTTCAAAAAAACAGGCACTATGACGATTTCTATTTCTAAAACAGCGCTGCTATCAAGATTGCAGCTTTTGGCGAAGATCATACCCGCCAAATCATCCACGCCGATCCTTTGTCATTTCTTGTTTGAGACGAGGGAAGGCCGGTTATTCATCACCGGATCGAATAGCGAGGGCCGGATAACCACCAGCCTTGAGTGCATCTTCGACGAGGAGATATCTATCTGTGTCCCGACTTCCTTATTAGAAGGACTGAGGAACCTGCCCGAGCAACCAATTGATATAATCATCAACAAGGATACCCGTGAGATAAGGATCAAGTACCATGGTGGAAAGTTCGAGGTGATGGGTTATGACCCATCTACCTATCCGGGAAAAAGATCGATCGAGGTCTTGGACTCTGTGTCATTGAGCGCGGAGGATTTATTCAATGGGATATCCAAGGTCATAAATTTGGCCGGGAATGATGATATCCGTCCGGTCCTAAGCTCTGTCTTTATTGAGACGGAACCGGAGACCGTATGCTTTGTCGGTACGGACGGGCATGGCATGGGATTCTTGAGAAAGGGCAATGATAGACAGGTTGGCAAGATCTCAGTTATAATCAGCCGTCCTATAGCCTCGGTATTGAAGGCGATACTTCCGGCTTCCTCCGATAACATGGAAATGAGGGTCGGTGCGGATTGGTCCGATGTCATATTCAATGACTATGAGATATCATTCCGGAATGTGGAGGGGAGATATCCTAATTGGAAAGCTGTGGTACCCAAGGCGAATAAGCTGGAACTGCTTGTTGACACCGGACAACTGATCGGGGCTATTAAAAGGACATCGGTGTTCTCCAATAAGGCCTCGTGCCTTATCGTCTTGAGGATCATTCGTGATAAGTTGACCGTATTCGCCCAAGACATAGATTTCTCGACTTCCGCGGAGGAAACGTTGGAGGTCGATTTTAACGGGAATGAGTTCTCGATCGGGATTAAGGGATCGTTGCTTCTTGAGATACTCTCATGTATCGATGACGGGCGTACGAGGCTTTCCTTTAGCGAGCCTAACCGTGCTATCTTGATAACTCCGGAGAACCAATCCGGGAACGAGGAACTTACCTATTTATTAATGCCCATGACAATCCAGTAAGTTATGAAAGAGTTCAAAGATACAATTCAGAAATATTTACAGGAGAGGGCGGCGGAAGATCTTCTGTTTGCCCCGAGACTTGCCAATCCTAAAAAGAGTATAGACGAGTGTTGTCGTTATATCTTGGGAGAGGCCCGTAAGCGTGGAACCTCTGTCGTGATGAGTGATACGGAGGTTTTTGGTATGGCCGTACATTATTATGATGAAGAGAATATCGAGGTCGGAAAAGTTCCTGTCGGTAGCTCCGTTTCTTCTTCCCATAAAGTTGAACTTACGGAGGAAGAAAAGAACTCTGCCCGTCAGGCAGCCATCAAAAGGTTGACCGAAGAGCAATACCGATCGCTCAAAAAGAAGCCAGCCAAGAAGAAGGTTGATGAGAGTGTCCAACAAATGAGCCTGTTTTGATATGAAGCCGAGAACGAGATTGGAAAAGTTGGTGGCGGGATTGAGCGAAAAGCTTCCCGTCATCACAAAGGCGCAGGAGGAATGGGCCAAGGAACACGTGTTCGACCATGTAGCTTACAAATGTAAGAATGAGTTGTGGTGCTCTGAATGTGGCGAGATATGGGTTAATACGGGTAATAGTAAATTGGGTGACAAGACCGAATGCCCTTATTGCCACCATCAATTAGATGTAAAGGTCAGCAGAAAGCAAAAGGACCATGAGGAGGCGTATATGTCCATCCTGCAAGTGAGAGGCGGGTTTCAGGTGATCCGGCATATACTATGTTGGAAAAACGCCCGTAGGGGAACTTCCCCGGTGTATTATGATTTTACTGAAGTTGTTCAAGAATGGATTCGTGAAGACGGAAAGCGTACCATTATGGCTATTCCTGTAAATATGGGTCGTAACGGATGGCTATATGGCTCCCCTCTTAGTATCAAGGGTGAATATGGAAGTAACCCATATAATTATTACGGTGATTTATATGCGATATTTGGAGAGCTTTATCCAAGGAAAGAATTACTTCCGGAATTGAAAAAACGGGGGCTGAATCGACTGTTCCCGGATGTAACCCCGTCTAAGTTGATACGTGACCTTTTGAAAGGAGGTAATGACGCGGAACTATGCCTCAAGACCGGGCAAATATCCATGCTGAAGCACATGTATAGAAACGGCTTTTCCCAGCTTCGTTATAAGCCATCATTCAATATCTGCAACCGTAACCATTATATTATCAAGGATGCGTCCCTTTGGGAAGACTATATGTCTTTATTGGCTTATTTCGGTAAAGACTTGCGTAATGCCCATTATGTATGTCCTAAGAACTTGAGGTCGCGCACGATAGGCTATTGGCAAAGAAAGATGCTCGTGAAGCTAAGTTGAGACAGGATAGGGATCGTATGGAAGCTATCCGTAGGCGTGAAAAGCTCATGAAGGATATAGCCGGCTTCTACGAGCGGATGGAAAAGTTTTTCGGGATGAAAATCACGGATGGCAACATAGTCATTTGCCCGTTGGAGAGTATTACCCAGTTTTATCAAGAAGGAAAGGCTATGCATCACTGCGTATATAAACTCGGATATTACAATCGGCCGGATCGCTTGATACTGTCAGCAAAGGACACCGGTGGCAAACGTATCGAGACGATAGAGGTGAACTTGAAGACGCTGAATATCGTCCAGTCTCGGGCCGTTTGCAATGGCGTAAGTGAGTATCACGACCAGATAGTAAAACTGGTGAAGAAGAATATGAACCTGATTCGTCAGAAAATGATAGCGTAAATTATGAACAAATATTTCCCACATGATTGTAATGCTCGCAGCGATGAACGTATAATAGCTTTGCGTATTCAGCACGGGTGGACAGGATATGGCTTATACTTTGCATTGATAGAAAAATTGTGCGACAGTGTGTGCTATAGCTTGAAAGCCGACTACAATCTATTGGCTTACGATCTAAGGTCTGACGCCTCCCTTATAAAGAGCGTGATTTGTGATTTCGGGTTATTTGCCTTCACCGAGGATGGTGAGTGCTTCTACTCCGAGTCATTGAATCGAAGGATGGAGCCATTAGACGCAAAGAGCAAACGTGCCCAAGAAGCAGCAAAAAAGAGGTGGGGAAATAAATCTTCGTCTGAAGGATCTTCTAAAGAATCGGTCGATAGGGAAGATACAAATGCAATGCAAATGCATGAATCATCGGATGCAAAAGATGATTTTTCTGAATTTTCGCCTTTGGATATTTCCGGAAAAACAGTCCAAAAAGAGGAGAAAAATGCAAATGCAATGCAAATGCATAAGAAATCGGATGCAAAAGACGCGGTTTTGCATACCAAAATCGATGCAGATAAGATAAGAGAAGATAATATAAGACAAGATAATAATATTATCCCCTTGACAGGGGATGTCCCCAAGTCGAAAACCTCGATAGATTTTCAAGCTTTGGTGGATTTGTTTAATGCGAAGTTTGAGGGTAAATTATCACGAGTCACGCAGATTACAGACAAGCGAAAGGCTGCCATACGTGCGAGGATAGCCAATCATGGAAAGGAATCTGTCGTGAAAGTTTTTGATCTGGTCTTGAATAGCCCTTTCCTGTTAGGAGAAAACAATCGGAACTGGCGTGCCGATTTCGACTGGATATTCAAACCTTCAAACTTCGTGAAGATACTGGAAGGTAACTATTTAAAGCGAGAATCAAATGGAACATGTAAACAAAACAGAGATACGAACCGCAAATCAGAACTTGCCGGATATTTCCGGGAAGCGTTCGCCGGTTGCAATGAAGGTGATCAGCCGATACGGTAATGGTTTACAATTTGCCAAGACGTTCAATCCGTCCTTGCAAAAGGTCTGCGCCTTAAACAAAGAGCGTTCGTTTCTTGGCGAAGCACCTTCCATTGCTGCCCTGTTGCAAGCCTATCCGGAGAAACAGGTGTTTGCTTGGATTATGGCTCAGTTGGAAAATTTGAACGACTTTTCGGGTGTGAATGGAAAGATAAGAACTGGGCAAATGATAGAAGTCGCCGGGATTATTGAGACGGAATATTATTTTCTGAAAGCGTCTGAGTTGCTGCTTTTCTTCCACATGTTGAAAGGGGGAGAGTTCGGGGTTTTCTATGGAAATATTGATCCGATTGTCATTTGTCGTGCCCTAATCGACTTCAAGGCATACCGTCGGCATCAGCTGGAAATCTACGACCGTGAAATACAACGCAAAATACGGGAGGAAAAATGGGCGGAATGGGAGAGGAAGTCTGTTCCTTGCCCAGCGTATTTGAAATTGGCGAAAGCGTTTGTGGAGGAAATACAAAATGCGGAATGAATATAATCCTTGAATAAAAAATCATTAAAAGTTACAATTATGGCAAATTTAACATTAAACACGAGAGAAATTGCGAAAGTAAACAATGTCGCTATCATGGCCGGTAATGATCCTAAACAGTTGGTCCCTATCAAACCTATTTGTGATGTTCTTGGCATAGACGCCAAAGCTCAACGTAATAGAATTGATCGTGATGAAATATTAAGTTCAACCGGGGTCATTATGACCTCGGTTGCAGCAGATGGGAAAGAACGTGAGATGTATTGTATTCCACTTCGATATGTCTTTGGGTGGTTATTTTCAATTGACACAAACCGTGTTGATGAAGAAGCAAGACCCTCAGTCATTAAGTACAAAATGCAGTGCTACGATGTATTATATGATCATTTCTCCTCTTACGCCAGCTTCGTCAACCAAAAGCAAAAACGACAAGCGGAAGACTGGGCACGTATCCAAATTCTGAAAAAGGAATTTCATGAAGCGAAGAACAAGCTGGCCAAGGCAACAAAGCAAATGAACATGACTGTCGATTATTCGTTTGAGCAATGGAAGGCCAACGGGAAACAATTGATTCTTGATTTTGATGATTGAATTCAGAATTCGATAGGGAATTCGAGTGTTATTTTGCTATTATTAGGATGTTGATCAAGAGAATATACACCTTGGTGATTTCTATAGCTGATATAAGAAACCCAGCTGTGTTTTCCAACCTCGATCTACTGCCGCATATAAGGGCAGTAGATCGAGGTTGGAAAACCGACTTTTACGATACTGTAAAAATTTATTTGGGTTGTTTTCCATAACCTTCTAATTGTATATGTGGTAAATTGTTTAATTTGTATTTGCCCGACTTAATTTGTGATACAACTTCTTCTCTTGAAATACCAAAATTGCTTGATATATAATGAAAATGAGGTTGATTATTATTCCATTTTTCCTTACCTTTAAGACTATCATATGTCGTGATTAGGCAATGCCATTTTTCCCCTTTATCAAGAAAATTAGCAATCAAGCATTTCCTGTTTTCCACGATTTCTTTTAGCTGTCCATCTGTTAGCCCCGATTTTCCTATTATCTCAATGCCTCCATCGTCTTTTTTATGAATGGCAATAGGTAATGAGTATTCATCAGTTCCATTAGGGAGTAATTCTGAAGTATATTGGCTCAATGTATAACCTTCCTTCTCTGCTTCAGCATACAACGACAGTAAACTTTCAGGAGATAACATTTCTTCTTTCAGTAAATTGATTTGGTCTTTCTTTTTTAAATCAGGTTTTGTTAATAAAATTACCCAAGAGGCAGATATGGGATTTGATGTCATGGCTTTATACAAATTATCCCATGCGATAAGGGCTTGCTTAAATGTTTCTAACCCTTTTATTGAAGGCTCTTTTTCCCCGGATAGTTCATCGATGGGTATTCCTCCATCAATCATCTTATAAACAATAAAATCATTCTTGTAATGTTCTATAGGTTTCTCATACTCAAAATCACCTGATTCAAATGCTTGAAAGTATTCCCCTGTTTTTGGATTAAAAAATTCTGAAAACTTCATACTTTACAATTATATCTTTATTTTTCTCAAAGTTATCTACATTTTCTACATCAACAAACAAAATTCCAAAAAACTTTCCTATCTTTGCAATGTCCTAATTTATCAGCGTGGCGGGTGACCGCCGAACATAATTTTTGTGTCGGCATTTTTTATGCCCATACATGAACGTATTATAAAGTATAACGGTTTCGTACCCCCATGATACGGCTTAATGGCCGTAACTGCCGCGCTGGTGTAGGACAATGGGACAGGCGAAACCGTTTTTGTCTATCCACTTATAACAAACAATGTTGTATTATGTCCAAACAGCGTAACATTGATTTGTCGGGGAATAATAGTACCCAACAACCAACGGCTCAACCCTCCGAAATGGGTAAGTACTCCACACTAGAACTGCAAGCCGCATTCGATGCCGGCCGTGCTCTCGGTAGAACTGAAGGTATGCTCTCTTACCAACGCCACATCATGAACCAGCTCTTTGCAGAGAATCAGAAGCTCAATCGGAAACTTCAGGAACAGAAAGGAGGCCGGTCATGAGAGAACAATATGTAAGAATACTAGTTCCCAATTATAATCCGGATCCTCTTAGCGTGAAGCAATTCTTCCAAATGCAGAGCTTTGCCAAAGACGTGCAAACCTATTTACCTTATCAAAGCACCACTTTGCTCGATTTCATGTCTATTGCCTACAACTATTGCTTGAAGACTCGGCAAAATTCGTTGGATAATATGCCTGTTATCGTGACGGCTTTAGGCACAAGGTTATGCTATTCCTGACGAAGTATTATCCTAATGGATTCAAGAAAAACAAGAAAGGTTTGTCAGATACCTGCTACAAAGAACTTTTGAAATATCGCAAGCCTCGCTTCAAACGTGATTTCCTTGGTGAGTATGAGCCAATAGAGCGCATTTGGTTTATCCTCGCGTTACGTGCCTGCCACAGCTTTTTATTGTCCGGACATCTAATCGGCGATATAAATCAATTTGCCTACAAACTTGAGAAAATAGCTTTAATGATGAAAGGAGATATCTAAGGACTAAATAGTTAATAGATATTTTATTTCTCGGAAGATGTTCTTCTATTTTGAGGAACATCTTTCTTTTCTTATATATCTTAGTTAAAATAGGATATGAAGGAACATTGTTGTATCATCTGTAACAAGAAAACAGTATCAGTAATCAATACAGAAGAAGGACCAGTTTGTTATAACTGCTACTCTGATAAAAAGAACCCTCCAAAACAGAAGCAACATCATGACAACGAAGAAGCTCGGATTCAGTCGGAGTTTTTCAATAAGGTTCCTTTATTCTTCCCGAACCTACCGGATCGGCTCCTTTTTGCAGTCCCGAACGGTGGTAGCCGGCATAAAATAGAAGCGGCTAATATGAAGCGCCAAGGCGTTAAACGAGGTGTAGCTGATGTGATCCTTCAGATACCGAAAAAGGGGTATGCTTCCCTTTGTTTGGAGTTCAAGACATCGACGGGAAAACAATCTCCCGATCAAAAAGAATACCAACGCCAAGTTGAAATGGCAGGTAGTAAGTATGTGATTGTTCGGAGCGTGGAACAGGCTATCCGGGAACTGCAACTGTATTTGTGTTAATTGATTACCCCTGTTATATTTTAGAATAAAAGTTATGACAGAATTGAAGTATGACCCTCGGAATTATCGCATCCACACAGATAAGAACAAGAGATTGATTCGTAAAAGTTTGGAGGATTGTGGAGCGGGGCGTTCTATCCTTTTCGATAAGGATGATTGCATCATTGCAGGGAACGGAGTGTACGAGCAAGCGCTGGAATTAGGCTTACCGGTTCGAATTGTGGAGTCTGATGGTACGGAATTGATTGCTATCAAGCGTACAGATCTCTCAACTGAGGATTCTCGGCGTAAGGCGCTTGCCCTAGCTGACAATTATACCTCTGATACGTCTGTATTTGACTTTGACGCGATCGTTGAAGATTTCGGTGCAGACGAGTTGGATGCTTGGGAATTTAAAATCGATGATCTGAATATTGATGATATCTCCATCGACGATGTGATGCCGGACAAGGAGCGTGTCGGCAGCTTGAAAGAACGTTTCATTATTCCTCCTTTCTCAGTACTTGACTCTAAACTTGGAAACTGGCAAGACCGGAAACGTGCCTGGCTTGATCTTGGTATAAAGAGTGATGATGGCCGGGAGAAGGAGATTACATTTAGCCGATCAGCGCAACCACCCCGAGTATACGAAGCCCGTAACGTAATTCGTGAAAAAACAGGTGCCGATCCGTCGTGGAACGAATTGCAGAAGTATTGCCGGGATCATGGTATCCCGTTTATGGATGGAACCTCGATCTTTGACCCGGTACTGTGCGAGCTGGCCTACCGGTGGTTTAATATTCCCAATGGTTGTATCCTGGACCCATTTGCTGGTGGCTCCGTTCGTGGTATTGTTGCATCTATGTTGGATATGACTTATTTTGGTGTTGATCTAAGGCCGGAACAGGTCGAAGCCAACTGTAAAACGCAGTTGAAGTATTAGGGGAGGAGTTCGGCGGGAAAGGCGGTCATAAATTTGCTCCTCTGTGGCTTTGTGGAGATAGTGTAGAGATAGATGCCCTGGCAGAAGGTTATGAGGCAGACTTGGTTTTTAGTTGTCCTCCGTATGCGGACCTAGAAGTGTATAGTGACGATCCGGCAGACCTATCGACGATGGATTATCCTGAATTCCTGCAAGCGTATAAAGAAATCATTAGGAAGAGTTGTTCGCTGTTGAAGCCTAATCGATTCGCCGTGTTTGTAGTAGGAGAGGTTCGCGATAAGAGTGGTGTGTATCGGAGTTTTGTTCCTGATACGATCGCTGCGTTCCAGGAGGCAGGCTTGCATTATTACAATGAGATGATACTGGTTAACAACATAGGTAGTCTGGCTATGAGAGCCGGAAAGCAGTTTAGTAATAGCCGAAAGATTGGTAAGCAGCATCAAAATGTGCTTGTATTCTATAAAGGGGATCTGAGTAAGATTAAGGAAAATTTTCCCGAACTTGATTTCTCGAATGATGATTTGTTTAAGGAAGATTGATAAATTTGGCGAATAACTAGAGAAAAGGATATTCGCCATGAAAATAAAATTATGTATGATTTATCGTGAGGTTTTAGCGAAGAGATTAGAACGTAAACGCTTGCAACTTGCGGAGTTGGAGAGACAGATAAATAGTGAAGGTGTTTCTTCATCGGTGGATAAGCGTAAATATATTGAGTTGAAAGCTATCGTGAATGAATTGGAGAATTGCCTTGATATGGCGGATTCTATGTTTAAATTTAGTAAGGAAGAAAAAGGAGAGTAGTATTTAATGGCAAAGTATAGTCAAAAATTGGTGGATCGAATTTGTTCTCTTATTCGGGAGGATAGCTATACTATTGCCGAGATTTGTGATTTGGTCGGTATAAACAAGGATACTTACTATACTTGGATGAAAACAAAATCCGACTTTTCCGACTCTATAAAAAAAGCGGAAGACGCACGGATGCAATTCTTTGTTGCCGAGGCCCAGAAGTCTTTATTAAAGAAGATTCAAGGTTATGAGGTGGAAGAGTCGAAGATCACGTATGTCGATAGTGGTAAACCTGTGGTTGATGAGAATGGAAAAGAGAAACAGAAACCTAAGATCAAAGAGAAAACTATAGTCAAGAAGCATATCCAGCCGGATACCGCTGCTATTATTTTCACCTTGACAAATGGTAATCCAGATCGTTGGAAAAACAGGCAGGATTCTAACATTAGTGGGCTTACTCCCGTAAGTAAGTTTGAGGGGATGACCGATGAGCAATTAGAGGATTTTATCTATGGAGAAAAACAGAAGAGAGATATTGTTGTTGATGGCAGAGGCGGCGGATGTGCTGAGACGCCGGAAAGCGAAAAATGATTTTTGGTCATATTGTTTATATTATGACCCGAAATTCTTTTCCAGACGCTTATTTTTGAAACATGTGGCGGACGCTTTTACTCGTGTGTATGATTCTTATCAAGATGGTGTTATTCGCAGGTTGGCCGTTTCCATGCCGCCACGTGCCGGTAAGTCCTATATATCCTCGTTGTTCATCGCTTGGATGCTCGGTCACTTCCCGGAAGAGTCGGTCATGCGCAACTGCTGTTCCGATACGCTGTATAACAAGCTGTCTTACGACACGCGCGACATCGTCCGTTCTTCCCGGTTTAAGGAAATCTTCCCAGATATACAATTGCGTGGTGATAAACAGAACGTGCATGGCTGGAGCTTGGAAGCTGCCCGGCAGGTGAGTTACTTCGGGGCTGGTGTAGGCGGTACGGTGATCGGCTTCGGTGCTTCTATGTTGGCTATGACCGACGACTTGTATAAGAGTTTGGAGGATGCACTATCTGACACCAATAACGAAAAGGTCTGGTCGTGGAAGCAGGGAACGCATGATTCCCGTATCGAAGGAAATTGTAGCTCTATCGACATCGGTACCCGCTGGTCTGCCACTGACGTGCTCGGCCGTATGGAGGAGATGGGAAAGTATGACGAGATCATTCGTATCGCCGCCTTGGATGAGAACGACCGTTCTTTTTGTGAGGAGGTACATACGACAGAGTATTATCACGAATTGCGTGAGGAAACGGACGATTCCATTTGGTGTGCCGAGTATATGCAAGATCCAATCGAGGCAATCGGGTTGTTGTTCCCGAAATCGGAGCTTAACCGATTTAAATTGGCTGATATTGAGGGCAAGCAACCGGACGGTGTTATCGGAGCTACCGATGTGGCTGACGAGGGAGACGATGATTTCTGTGCTCCGATTGCCAAGGTATTCGGTACGAAGTATTTCATTACCGATGTGCTGTTTACGAAAGATAATGTCGAGATCACCGAACCGAAGTTGGTTTCCTTGATCCTTGATACTCGTTGCGACAATATGCGTATCGAGAGTAACAACGGTGGTCGTTTGTTCGCCCTCAATGTCCGTAAGGCTGTAAAGGCAAAGAATGAAAAATGTATCATTCAGGCGAAACCGACAACAGCCAATAAGGATACACGTATCTTGTTGAAGTCTGGTTGGATCAAGAAGCATTGTTATTTCTTGGAAGAAAGCGAGTATAAGAAAGGTTCGGACTACGACCGTTTTATGAAAGCGCTTACCGGTTACAAGAAAGAGGGAGGCAATAAGCATGACGACGCACCTGACGGAATGACGATCCTTGCCGAGAATGTAGAGTTTATTGGGTTGTGCAAGGCTAACTCTGTACGTCGGGTAGCAAGAGGACGATAATTGGCAAAATGAAAGTGTTTTTCTGATATTTGTGACACATGTTAGATAAAATCCCGATATTTTTCTGCCACATACTTGCGTTTTGATATGTGTTCTTGGTTTTTACATTTCAAAGTGAACTTGTCTAGACTGGTCGTATTGACAGCGAAAAACTATTTGCTTTTATATTTTAGCATAAAACAATTATGCCAAGTATAAGCGAAATTCTTGCGAATGAAGATTTTGGGCAGGTAGTCAGTACGTTATGTGTCGATACGATTGAATACCGGGAACCAAGAGAATATTACAGAGAATACCACGGTGAGCGCCGGCGACGTAAAACTTCTGTTGGCTGGCGTGAGCCTAAGCGTTTAGAAGTCTATTCGGATACTTTGGTGGATAAAAATGGTGAACCAGTACGCCTTCCTGATAAGATCGTAGATGTGGCCCGTATCGTAACCAACTTTCCGAAGAAGGAGGTGCGTACCTCTGTCGCTTTCCTGTTCGGCGGGCAAATGACGATTACCGGAGCTGATCAAAACGATGGCTTTCAAGAGTTCAAGCGTGTATGGGAACGCCGGTTGAAGATGCAATCCGTCTTGAAGTCATTCGCTCGCAAGGTGCTTTCTGAAAGTAAGGCTGCTCTTGTGTTCTATCCGTATACCTCCAAAGGATTAGACGGCAAATTGATTACGGAGTTAAAAGTAAAAACACTTTCTGTTCCCCGTAATGAAAATACTTTCTCTGAATTTTATCCCCATTTCGACGATAACGATGATATGGATGCCTTTATCCATCGTTACCAAGTGAACTCTAATGGTATGATCCGGAACAGCTGCACGATTTGGATGGCGGATAAGATTATTACGGCTATCGATGAAATGGGTGGCTGGGTGATAAAAGAGGTTCCCAATCTATTTGGGAAAATTCCGGTTGTGTATGCCGATGTATTCCAACCTGAATGGGATGAAGTAGCGTTTCTGATGGATGCTCGTGAAATGCGTATTTCTCGCATGGTGGATACAAATGATTACTATGGTGATCCGATGTTGAAGACATTCGATGTGGCTGACCTGCCGACTAAAGACACTGTCGGCAAAGAATTGTCTTTTACGTCTAAAGTACATCCGGAAACGCAACAATTGTATCATGGCGATGCGGAATACCTTACTTGGAACGGCTCTCAACCATCTGTGGATAAAGAGTTGGAAGAAACCAAATGCGAGCTGTTTTCCGGTACATCCACGCCTGATCTTTCCTTTGATAACTTGAAAGGCATTGGCAACCTGTCCGGTGTCGCTCGTAAATTCATGCTGATGGATGCCACTATCAAGGCGAGTGAGAACATGGAAACATTCGGTCCGGTCGTACAACGTTGTGTGTCGGTCGTGTTGGCCGGAATATGCAATATTACCAACATCAAGTATCGTCCCCAGCTGGTAAACAACCTGATCGATGTGGAATTTGGTTCCATTTTGCCGGAAGATTTGGCTGAAACCTTGCAAACACTCTCTGTTGCCAATGGAGGCAAACCGATTAACGCTCAGCGCACGGTTACGGCTCATTCTCCGCTAACAGAAGACTTGGACGAAGAAATGAAGCTGATGGAGGAAGAGGAAGATACAGCAGCGCAACGCAATAATATGATCGGCTTAACAATGGGATATGGAGAATGAAAGAACTATCATTTCATGAGCGACAATTCCTGCAATGTCTGTTCCGGCAACAAGGTAGCATAAAGTATTCGTTTGACGAGTTTGTCCGTAGGGTAGGACCTCTTCTGGCTAAATGGTCGGATCATGGCGGTGACCGTGTATGGATAGGCAACGCTACCATAGAGAAGCAAATCGAACGTCTGTTGGATGACCTGCATACGCAGCTCGTAAGCAATATATCCAATACAGTTACCGATGTATGGAATTTAGGCAATAGGAAAGCGGATGAACTGGTAACAGGTTATATCAAGATATGGCCATATCCAGTACGTTGAAGGATAAGATGTTTTCCAGAAGTGCAGATGCGCTGAATACCCTGTTGAAACGTAAGGATGAATTTGGTAAAACCATATCCTCCCGTGTCTGGGATATAACGGACGGAGCTATGGATAATCTGGAGTATTATCTTTCTTCGGGTTTGTCTTCCGGCCGTCCGGCTGCGTTGATCAGCCAAGATATACAACAAATCTCTGGAAAAGACGAATAAAAAGGGACAAATGTCTTCGTAATGCCTGTCAATAAGGCGTTTGCGAAGACAAATGAGGACAGGCGAAAAATCGAGGTAACGTAAAGGAAAGCGGATTTATGAAGAAGAACGGTCTCCAAATCATTACCCGCCGAATGGTGATTTTTAACACACCGTGTTGTATTTGGCAGCTTGTGGCACAGGTTGGCATATCAAGGTCTAACTCGTTGAGTAATAACTTTGCAAACAAAAAACGAGTATGGCAAGAAGCACATTCAAGGTTCTATTCTACGTGAACGGCAGCAAGGAGAAAAACGGTATTGTCCCCATCATGGGACGAGTGACAATCAACGGGACTGTGGCGCAGTTCAGTTGTAAGCAGAACATCCCGAAAACGCTTTGGGACGTGAAAGGAAACAAGGCGAAAGGCAAGAGCCGCGAGGCACGAGACATCAACCTTGCCCTTGACAACATCAAGGCGCAAATCATCAAACATTACCAGCGCATTTCAGACCGCGAGGCATTTGTTACGGCTGAGATGGTGCGCAACGCCTATCAGGGAATCGGCAGCGAGTATGAGACGCTGCTAAAAGCATTCGACCGTGAGAACGAAGTGTTCAAGAAACGGGTAGGCAAAGACAGGGTAATGGCTACCTATCGGGCACGTGTACGGGCAAGAAACCATGTAGCCGCCTTTATCAAGTCGTTTTACAGACGCAGCGATATGTCCATGTTGGAACTTACTCCCGATTTCATCAAGGAGTTCGCCGCATACCTCTCGACTGAAGCCGGATTGCGGAACGGTTCGATATGGGCAAACTGTATGTGGCTGAAAGGCGTGGTCATGAAAGCGCATTATAACGGGTTGATACCGCGCAATCCTTTCATCCAGTTTCATATCAGCCCAATGTGAAAGAACGGGAATATCTGACGGAGGATGAACTGAAAGCGGTCATGACACATGAGTTTGCAGACAGCAAGCTCGCATACATCCGTGACATTTTCATCTTTGCCAGTTTCACCGCCTTGTCGTTCGTGGACATTCAGGAACTGACGAATGACAACATCGTGGAGGTGAACGGCGAGAAGTGGATATTGTCCAAACGCCACAAGACAAAAGTCGCCTTCCAAGTGAAGCTGCTGGATATACCCTTGCAGATAGTCGAACGCTACCGACCGATGCAGAAAGACAATCGTATATTCCCCGGCTTGAACTATTGGTCTATCTGCAAACCGTTGAAACGATGATAAGGGAATGTGGCATAACCAAGTCAATATCATTTCATTGCAGTCGTCATGGCTTCGCAACATTAGCTTTGAGCAAGGGGATGCCCATTGAAAGCGTAAGCCGTGTGTTGGGACATACGAATATAGTCACGACCCAACTCTACGCAAAGATAACCACGCAGAAGCTCGACAACGACCTGACCATGTTCGGCGACAAACTGAGTAAGACGTTTAACGGAATAACGATGTCATGAGTATGAGAAGAAACAGCATAACAGTGAATGAATCCGGCAATATCATCATGCCGGAGAATGTCTCAAACATTTGGATGAGCGAGCCGGAATTGGTGGAACTGTTCGGAGTAATTGCTCCGACACTTCGTTCTGCCATCAGAAACATCTATAACAGTGGAGCATTAAAAGAATACGAGGTACAGAAGTATGTTCGGCAGGAGAACGGGTATCATGCCGATGTGTTCAGCTTTCCGATGATAGTCGCACTTGCTTTCCGCATTGACAGCTTCGGTGCGGAACAGGTGCGCAATGCCATATTTAAAAGGCTGTACTTGCGAAAAGAGAAAACAAATATCTTCTTTTCGCTGGGTATAAATGGTTGGGATATGTCTAATTATCAGGCATAAGTTCTAATGATATGACGACATGAAGTAGTGAGACCTATGCGTATTCCCATTGCCAACAATGTATTTATACGAGTATGTGAATAGGTGTATTGCCATTCATACGTACGATTACGACAAACCCGAAGAAAAATCCATTAGAATGGCATTTCTTCGGGCTTTTGTAGTATGTCATAAAGCCAAATCCAAGAAAATCTTACGTGAGGTATGCGTGAGTTGTTAATCCGTTCTGCGCTAATTGCCGAGTTTTGCACTGATTAAACAAAAAAAGAAGTGCTAATGAAACAAGGCAACTTTGAAAATGAGGAGTTTATCCGTGTGGGTACTACCCTCTACAAGTTAGTGAACCAGCCCCGTCTGAACGGAGGCTATGTGAAGAAGCGCATCGTGTGGAACAACGAAACACTGCGGCAGGACTACGGCAAGGACTATCTCGCCACCGTGCCGAAGTACGACGGCTTCTGCACCGTCCCCGACCATGTGGACTACCGTCCCGTGGTGGACAAGTTCCTGAACCTCTACGAGCCGATAGGACACCGTCCGCAACAAGGCGAGTTTCCCTGTATCCGGTCATTGGTGCGCCATATCTTCGGTGAACAGTATGAATTGGGCATGGACTATCTTCAATTGCTCTACCTGCAACCCGTGCAGAAACTGCCTATCCTGCTGTTGGTATCAGAAGAACGCAACACGGGCAAGAGTACATTCCTGAACTTCCTGAAAGCTGTGTTTCAAAACAATGTCACTTTCAATACCAACGAGGACTTCCGCAGCCAGTTCAATTCCGACTGGGCAGGAAAACTGCTCATCGTGGTGGACGAGGTATTGCTCAACCGCAGGGAGGACAGCGAGCGGTTGAAGAACCTCAGCACCACACTTTCCTACAAGGTGGAAGCCAAAGGCAAAGACCGTGACGAGATAGCGTTCTTTGCCAAGTTCGTGCTATGCTCCAACAACGAGTATCTGCCTGTTATCATTGATGCAGGTGAAACACGCTATTGGGTGCGCAAGATAGACCGTCTGCAATCCGATGACACAGACTTCCTGCAAAAGCTGAAAGCTGAGATACCTGCCTTTCTGTATTACCTGCAATACAGACAACTTTCCACCGAAAAGGAAAGCCGTATGTGGTTTGCGCCCTCTTTGCTGCATACCGAAGCCTTGCAGAAGATTATCCGCAGCAACCGCAACCGATTGGAGATAGAGATGTGCGAACTTATCCTTGACATTATGGAAAGTGTCGGCACGGACACATTCTCGTTCTGCCACAACGACATTCTTCTTTTGCTGGTACATTCGCAGGTAAAGGTGGAGAAGCACCAAGTCAGAAAGGTATTGCAGGAATGTTGGAAACTTACTCCTGCCTCTAACGGGCTTACATATACCACTTACCAATTCAATTACAATCGGGAGTGCCGATATGAGCCGATAAAAAGAGTCGGTCGTTTCTACACCGTCACAAGGGAACAACTTGAATCCCTGTAATACTATTCTTTTTTTGTTGAATTGATGAATAATGATATAACCATACTGATAATAAACAGCATACACTCTCAACAAATTCTCAACAATCGAAAAGAAAAGTTGAGAGGGAAACAGCATCAGTTTGTTGGATTCTCTATTTGTGAGTGGTTTGTTGAGAAGATGTTGAGAATATAAAGCATTAACGTATAGGACAATACATATCTCATTCATCAAATCAACGTTTTTACAGTCATCATCAAATCCATAGAAATTATATCATGAACATCCAAGAAGCAAAACAAATCAAAATTGCGGACTATCTGCAAAGTTTGGGTTATTCGCCCGTAAAGCAACAGGGAAACTGCCTGTGGTATAAATCCCCGTTCCGTCAGGAAACGGAAGCCTCGTTCAAGGTGAACACCGACCGCAACCTGTGGTTCGATTATGGACTGGGAAGAGGTGGTAACATCATCGCACTTGCAGGGGTACTGTACGCATCCGACCATGTGCCTTATCTGCTTGGCAAGATAGCGGAACAGGCACCACACATCCGTCCCATATCTTTCTCTTTTCGCCAGCAGGCATCCGAACCGAGTTTCCAACATTTGGAGGTGGGCGAACTCACCCATCCGGCATTGCTCCGATACTTGCAGGAACGGGGCATAAACATCGCTTTGGCAAAGGCGCAATGTAAAGAGCTCCACTTCACCCATAACGGCAAGCCCTATTTCGCCATCGGTTTTCCGAATGTGGCGGGAGGATTTGAAGTGCGTAACCGTTTTTTCAAAGGCTGTGTCGCACCCAAAGACATCAGCCATATTCGGCAACAGGGAGAAGCGAGAGAGAAATGCCTTGTATTCGAGGGCATGATGGACTATCTTTCATTCCTCACGTTGCGGAAGAGGAACTGCTCGAACTTGCCCGACCTTGACAGGCAGGATTACGTCATCCTCAATTCGACCGCCAATGTTTCCAAAGCTATAGATGTGCTGCACGGGTATGGACGTATCCACTGCATGCTCGACAATGACGAGGCGGGAAGAAAGGCGTATCGGGAATTGGAAAGGAAGTTCGCCGGACGCATCCGCGACTTCTCCGACAACTACAAAGGGCATAAAGACCTGAACGATTACCTGCGTGGAATCCGGCAGAAATTAGCCGTTAGTCCACCGCTAAGAACTATCGTAAAACCCAAGAAGAAAGGGTTGGGATTATGACATCCCGAATGAGAAAAACGGGAGATGCCCGAAACTCATTCCTTAAGGATTGGGAGGTAGCAAGTTTGTGTTTCGGGTGTACCGAAACCGCTTGCCACCCACCATCCAAATTGCAGGAGGTGGCATCCCGTCGGTCTATACAGTTGAATCAGTAACCGAATTAAAAGGAATAAAATATGGAACAGACAAAGGAACACAAGGAACGCAACAAGGGAGGTCGCCCCAAGAAGGAAGCAACCGAGAAACTGAAATACCGTATCGCAGTGAAAATGACGGCAGCCGACTACTTCCGCCTGCTGACACGATCGCATGAGGCGGGCGTATCACCAAGCGAGTACATGAGGGAATGTTTCCGTAACGGTCATGTGAAAGAACGGCTGTCGGAGGAACATGCCGGATACATCCGCCAACTCTGCGGCATGGCTAACAATTTCAACCAGCTTGCGCGTAAGGCAAACGCCGGAGGCTTCCACGATGAACGGTGGGACTGCAAGGTGGCAGTGGCAAGGATTCATGAACTTATAACCAAGATAGGGATATGATGGCGAAAATCGTAAAAGGAAGCGACTTCAAGGGTGTGGTGGATTACATCATCGACAAGAAGAAGGATACGCAGATAGTAGCAAGCGAAGGCTTGTTTATGGAAAATCTGGAAACTATCGCCATGAGTTTCAATGCCCAGTCACGGATGAACGATAAGGTGACAAAACCTGTCGGACATATCGCGTTGAGTTTTTCCAAAGAGGATGAGTTACGGCTGACGAACCGTATCATGGCAGGCATCGCGCTCGAATATATGGAACGGATGGGAATCAAGAATACGCAGTTCTTCATCGCCCAGCATTTCGACAAGGAGCATCCGCACGTGCATATTGCTTTCAACCGCATAGACAACAACGGCAATACCATATCGGACAGGCACGAGCGTCTGCGCAGTACCCGCATCTGCAAGGAATTGACCTTGAAATACGGCTTGCATATGGCTGGCGGAAAGGACAATGTCAAACGCAACCGCCTGAAAGAGCCAGACAGGACGAAATATGCGCTTTACGACATCATCAAAATGGAAGTCGGCAGATGCGGCAACTGGAACGTGCTTATCGCCAACCTGAAACGGCAGGGAGTGGAAGTACATTTCAAGCATAAGGGGCAGACCAGCGAGGTGCAGGGTGTTGTATTCTCCATGAATGGCTACCATTTCAACGGCTCCAAAGTGGACAGGCGTTTCAGTTATTCCAAGATTGACGCGGCTTTGCAGCACAACAGATGCAGGGAACGTATGGGAATAACAGCCGGAATATATGAAACGGCTACACCAAGCGCACCGTCCGGCACGGCACAAAGCGAGTTGTTCAACGGCTCTTGGGGATTGCTAAAAAGCAGTGGCTCATCTTATAACGCTGCTGATGCGGAAGCCAATCAGGAAATGGTGGATATACTTCGCAGAAGGAAGAAAGTTAAGCGCAAGAGAGGTGTTGGGTTCTAATATTCTGTACTAATCCAATTCTCACGACACTTGCGCTCTATATTCATTCGGAGTGTAACCTACCTCTTTCTTGAACAGTCGGGTAAAATGTTGCGGGTACTGAAAACCGAGATTATAGGCGATTTCATTAACGGTGTCGTCTGTAGATGCAAGTTCCGTCTTGGCTATTTCAATAGACTTGTCATGAATGAAATGCAGGGCGGTTGAACCTGTTTCTTTTTTCAATAAATCACTGAAATAGTTGGGCGAGAGGCAGAGCTTGTCTGCACAATACTGTACAGTGGGCAAGCTATCCGTTTAGCAGCCCCATCATGGAAGTATTCGTCAAGCAACCGCTCAAATCTTGCGAGGATGTCTCGGTTTTGGTTGTCGCGTGTGATGAACTGGCGGTCATAGAAACGTGTGCAGTAATCAAGGAACGTCTTGATGCTGTCTGTGATGAGGTTCTTGCTGTGACGGTGTATCGGATGGTTCAATTCATATTGAATCTTGTGGAAGCAATCCATGATGATTTGCCGTTCTTCCACACTAAGGTGCAATGCCTCGTTTGTCTCGTAGGAAAAGAACGAATATTCACGCATTATCCGCCCGAGAGGTGTATTCCGCAGCAGGTCGGGATGGAACATAAGCAGGTAGCCATCTGGTTGGAACTGCATGCCGTCATCTTCCGCACCGAACACCTGTCCGGGCGCGATAAATATCAGTGTGCATAATTATTCCTAAGTCTGTGAAACCGGAACGCATGAAGCAGAATCTCGACATATTAGACTTCACCCTGTCGGCCGACGACATGGCACGGATAAAGACGCTGGATACCGACAAGCCTTTCTTACTCGGCTCGCACGAAGATCCAGAAATCGTAAAATGGTTCATGCAGTACAAAAACGCCTGAACATCAACAACCATATTTCGATAGCCGCTATCGACTATATTAAGAAGTTATTCGTATATGCCTTTATTGTAATCCGTCATGTACTGAGTAAATGTTTTGCCTGTTTGCTGTTTGAAGAAGCGCATGAGATGGCTCGGATCAGAGAAATTGAAATCATCCGCCATTTCACTGACAGTGCGGTTGGAGAATAGCAATTCGTTCTTCAGTTCCTCAAGCAGACGTTGTTTTATCAAATGGGTAGCTGATACTCCGAATTGGGCTTTTACTGAGTTATTGAGTGTGATGCGACTGACATGAAGCATGTCTGCATATTCCTGCACCCGCTGGTGGGTGCGGATATTCTGTTCCAACAAGTCCTTGAACCGAAAAGCGAAATTGTTTTTAGCAATTTCAGCGGGCAAGCAATAGGCGGCAGCGTATGTACGATTGATAATCAGCAAAAGATAATATAGTAAGGAAACAATGATATTGTACGTATCGGACACTGGATTCATCAGCTCATACTTAATCTTTCCGAGCAGCCGCATATATTCCTTCATTTCGTCATGTGTGGCATTGATGTAAGGCGGCGTATCTGTCTGGTAACAATACAAAAGGCGAAAAACGAAGAACTTGTCGGCGATAAAAGTACGCATGAAATCTTCGCGGAATATAAGGAACGTGTAATCCAACGCCGTCTCATCTACATGCCACTCTTGTTGCTGATGGGGTGAAAGCAGGAGAACCATGCCGTCGCGCAGTTCAATCTTGCGGAAGTTCAGTAGCAAATATCCGTTTGCCTTACGGAAAAAGTAGAAGCTGAAGAAGTCTGTCTTAAACCGCTTGTTTTCTGTCAGCACAAGTCCGATGTCCTTGTTTATGGCAGTATTGATGTAAAAATCCACGCCGCAGCGTGTCTTGTTGAACGGTACGCTGACCAGTCGATCAGGGTTGATTATCTCGTCCATATCCTTGTCGTTTTTGCAAAGATAATAATTTCATTTATCAAAATGGCATAATTACCGTTTTTTCAGGCATAGATGTTTCGCCGGATTCTTCCGAACTTTGCACCCGTAATCAATAACAAGACATATAGTCATGAAAAAGACATCCACAGTACAATTGGTGCGCAATGCCACCTTGAAAATCAGGTATGCGGGACACACCATGCTAATTGACCCCGTTTTAGCCGACAAAGGCACTTTGATATCGGCCCTCGGTGTGAATAAAACACCGAGGGTACACCTCACCATCCTATTCAGGATATTATCGGAGGCGTGGACATGGTGCTCCTGACCCACAATCACATCGACCATTACGAGCCGAGTGTCCCCACACATTTGCCCAAAGAAATTCCTTTCTACGTTCAGCCCCAGGACGCGGACGCCATCAGAAACGACGGATTTACAAATGTGATACCCATCGAAGAAATAAAAACAATAGACGGCATATCCATTTACCGCACGACCGGACATCATGGTTTCGGGCAGATCGGGCAGATGATGGGACCTGTATCAGGTTATGTGCTAAAAGCCGAGGGCTTCCCGACCGTTTATATAATGGGTGACTGCCGATGGGAAGCATGTATCCGAGACACCGTGGAACGGTTCAATCCTGACTATATCGTGGTAAACTCCGGAGGTGCAATCTTTCCCGAATTTTCCAAAACGGACGGTCCTATCATCCCCGACGAGAACGAAGTGATGCAGATACTTGACGAATTGCCTTCGCATATCAAGCTGATAGCCGTACACATGGATGCCATCGACCATTGCCAGACCACCCGTGCAATTCTGCGCAATGAGGCAACGCATCACGAAGCCGACATGAGCCGGCTGATTATCCCGGAGGACGGAGAAACAGTTGTGTTATGAGTGTCTGCATTAAATCCCTGATAAAAAACATGAACATAGTGGTAGGGTGCACTATAGGATGCCCTTACTGCTATGCCCGTAACAACTGCCGCCGTTTCCACATTACCGACGACTTTTCCGTGCCTGAATACATGGAACGAAAACTGCGCATCATCGATACGTCCCGTCCTCATGTGTGGCTCATGACAGGAATGAGCGATTTCTCCGATTGGAAGCCTGAATGGAACGCAGAAATTTTCGAGCGGATCAGCAGCAATCCCCAGCACGCCTATATCTTTCTGACGAAGCGCCCTGACAAAATCAGTTTCTCCTCTGACGACGAGAACGTATGGATGGGCGTGACCGTCACGCGCAGTTCCGAGAAAAGGAGGATTGATGATTTGAAAAAGAATATCAAAGCACGACACTACCATGTCACGTTTGAACCTCTCTTCGATGATATCGGCGAGATTGATTTCGAGGGAATTGACTGGATTGTCATAGGCACAGAGACCGGAAACCGAAAAGGAAAGTCATATTCGCGCCCCGAATGGGTGCTTAGCATTGCAGAACAGGCAAAGGCTCATGGCATACCGGTGTTCATGAAAGAGGATTTGCTGCCGATTATGGGCGACGAAAGAATGATTCAGGAATTGCCGGAACAATTTACCAGACGAATACAATGAATATGGATACAATAAAGGAAATAGATGTAAAGAGTGTAATGACCAAATCCTCTCTGCCGGTGGGAGGATATTCGGTCAACCCTTATGTAGGGTGTCCCCACGCCTGCAGGTATTGCTACGCATCGTTCATGAAACGGTTCACCGGGCACACCGAGCCGTGGGGTACGTTTTTAGATGTAAAAAACTGGAAGCCGATAACGAATCCTCATAAATACGACGGTGAACGTGTTGTAATAGGGTCTGTGACGGACGGTTACAATCCGTATGAAGAAGAATTCCACCGTACCCGAAGGCTGCTCGAAGAGCTGCGAGGAAGCGATGCCGAGATTATGATATGCACAAAGTCCGATCTTGTCCTTCGCGATCTCGACCTGTTGAAGAGTTTTCCCAAAGTGACTGTGTCATGGTCTGTCAATACGCTCGACGAGCAGTTCTGCGCAGATATGGACAACGCCGTAAGCATTGAACGCCGTCTGAAAGCGATGCGTCAGACATACGAGGCAGGTATCCGCACCGTATGCTTCGTCTCGCCCATATTCCCCAGAATAACAGACGTGAAGGCAATAATAGAGGAGGTAAAAGATTATGCTGATTTAATCTGGCTTGAAAACCTGAATTTACGCGGGCAGTTCAAAGGCGGGATAATGACGTATATCCGTGAGAAGTATCCTGACCTCATACCGCTTTACGAGGAAATTTACAATAAAAAAAGGCTTGAATACTGGCAGGCATTGGAGCAGGACATTTCAAATTACGCCAAGGAGCAGGGCTTCCCGTATCGTATAAACGATCTGCCATACGGACGCTCGGAAAAAGGCAAACCTGTCATCGTAAACTACTTCTACCACGAAAAAATACGATTGACAAAATGAGGCTATGCCGGACTGATGCAGAAAAGTTGTAGCGCGGATAAAAGCACCATGTATGTGGATAATATCCGGCAATCTTCCGAGCGTATGCGGGAGATGCTCAACACGCTGCTGGATTTCTTCCGTCTGGACAACGGCAAGGAGCAACCCAACCTTTCCCCTTGCAGGATTTCCGCAATCACGCATATTCTTGAAACGGAGTTCATGCCCATTGCCATGAACAAGGGGCTGACTTTGATAGTGGAGAGCCACACCGATGCGGTGGTTTTGACCGACAAGGAACGTATCCTGCAAATCGGCAACAACTTGTTGTCAAACGCCATCAAGTTCACGGATAACGGTAGTGTATCATTGGCAGCGGATTATGATAACGGTTTGCTGAAACTTATCGTTGAAGATACCGGTACGGGCATGACCGAAGATGAGCAACAACGAGTATTCGGTGCATTTGAACGTCTTTCAAATGCCGCCGCAAAAGACGGCTTCGGATTAGGATTGTCCATCGTGCAGCGTATTGTGGCGATGCTCGGTGGAACTATACGCTTGGAAAGCGAGAAAGGCAAAGGGAGCCGCTTCACGGTGGAAATTCCCATGCAGACAGCCGAGGAACTGCCGGAACAGACAATTCAAGCGCAAATGCGCCATAATCATATCTGCCATGATGTGATTGCCATCGACAATGACGAGGTACTTCTCCTTATGTTGAAAGAAATGTATGCCCATGAAGGGATGCACTGCGATACCTGTACCAATGTTTCGGTACTGATGGAGCTGATACGAAAAAAGGAATACAGCCTGCTTCTGACGGATCTGAATATGCCTGAGATAAGCGGTTTTGAACTGCTGGAACTGTTGCGCTCATCCAATGTAGGCAACTCGAAGAGTATTCCCATAGTCGTGACAACCGCTTCGGGCAGTTGCAGCAAGGAGGAACTTATAGGGCGTGGATTTGCCGGATGCCTGTTCAAGCCGTTCTCCATATCCGAACTGATGGAGATTACGGATAAATGCGCATTAAGCAGCATATTGGATGAAAAGCCGGATTTTTCCACTCTGCTATCTTATGGCAATGAATCCGTCATGCTGGACAAACTGATAGCGGAAACCGAAAAGGAAATGCAGGCGGTCAAGGATGCAGAACAGCGTAAAGACCTCCAAGAACTGGACACACTTACACACCATCTGCGAAGTTCATGGCAGATTCTCCGTGCCGACCAGCCATTGAGGGAACTTTACGCCCAACTTCATGGAAGTGCCACTCCAGATGACGAAGCGATATGCAAAGCGGTGACCGGCTGTGCTGGATAAAGGTGCTGAAATTATCCGGCAGGCAAAAGAAGAAAGGAAAAATACGAAAATGGATAAAACAAGAATCATCGTGGTGGAGGACAATATCGTGTATTGCGAGTTTGTCTGCAACCTGCTGGCACGGGAAGGATTCCGTACCGTGCAGGCTTACCACCTCTCGACCGCGAAGAAACTTCTGCAACAAGCCTCAGACGGGGACATCGTGGTTTCTGACCTACGACTACCCGACGGTGACGGCATCGACCTATTACGATGGATGCGCAAGGAAGGCATGACACAACCGTTAATCATCATGACCAACTATGCCGAAGTGCATACGGCAGTCGAAAGTATGAAACTCGGCTCGCTGGACTATATCCCCAAGCAGCTTGTGGAGGATAAACTTATGCCTCTGCTTCATACCATCCTGAAAGAACGGAGTATCGGACGAAATCGTATGCCCGTTTTTGCCCGTGACAGTTCCGCCTTTCAGAAAATCATGCAACAGATAAGATTAGTTGCCCCTACTGATATGAGCGTGCTGATATTCGGAGAGAACGGCACGGGCAAGGAGCATATCGCCCACCATCTGCATGATAAGAGCAAAAGGGCAGGGAAACCGTTTGTGCCTGTGGACTGCGGTTCACTCTCCAAAGACCTTGCGCCCTCGGCATTCTTCGGACATGTCAAAGGCGCGTTTACGGGTGCGGACAGCACAAAGAAAGGATACTTCAATGAGGCAGAGGGTGGCACATTGTTCTTGGATGAGGTAGGCAATCTCGCATTGGAAACCCAGCAGATGTTACTCCGTGCCATACAGGAACGGAGATACCGCCCTATAGGTGACAAGACGGACAAGAGCTTCAATGTCCGCATCATCGCCGCCACCAACGAGGATCTGGAGAAAGCGGTCATTGAAAAACGTTTCCGACAGGATTTGCTGTACCGTTTGCACGACTTCGAGATAACTGTTCCGCCCTTGCGTGACTGTCAGGAGGACATCATGCCGTTGGCGGAGTTCTTCCGTGAGATTGCCAACAATGAATTGGAATGTAGCGTGACTGGGCTCGATGCGGAAGCCCGTAAGACATTGCTGACCCATCCGTGGCCGGGTAATGTCCGTGAGCTTCGGCAGAAGATAATGGGCGCGGTGTTGCAGGCACAGACGGGAGTTGTCATGAAAGAGCATCTGGAACTTGCCGTAACGAAACCGACCTCACCTGTCAGCTTCGCCTTGCGAAACGATGCGGAGGACAAGGAACGCATCTTACGCGCGTTGAAGCAGGCAAACGGAAACCGCAAGGTTGCCGCCGAATTGCTCGGAATCGGACGTACAACGCTGTATAGCAAGTTGGAAGAGTATGGATTAAAGTATAAATTTCAGCAATCATAGCCCGCAACTTGCCGAAAATAGAAGTAACGGTTAAACCGGATTATTCAGCGAAGATAAAAAACGTCCTGTGATAAAAATCATGGGACATTTTGATGTGTATCCGATTTTTATTGCTACTTTTGTACCAAGACGAGAGACATTGACAGCAACTCACAGCAGAACGTAGAAATAGACAGGGTTGCCAAATCATTACCTCATTTTTACCTTATCCTCAGAACTGCTTGCTAATAAAGTGGTTATAAAAATCTTCCAGAATTACGGCAATTACTAAACGAACCCAACCGTCGTTTCCGCCGTGTAAGGGACGCGAATGGCAAATTGGTCCCATCCCAGCCGATGAAAGATTATCATCCGGGGCAGGGTATTTATCGTTCATCTTATAAAAACGCCCTTCGACTAGCAGCAACGAAAACAAACGAGGCTTTTCGAACTGCCGATTATGAACGTTGGCAGAATATGGACTTCGTGATCGGTATAGAGGTGGAACGTTCACCAACGAATCACGGTCCGTGTCCTGTGTGTGACGCCAAGGCTGGCCAATACCCGAAGGATTTCAAGTTTACAGGATGGCACCCGTTTTGTATTTGCATATCTACGCCGATTATGATGGATCATGAGGAGTTCGCTGAATGGTTACTGGGTGATGGAAAGCCAAAGGATTCGATTAATGTAGCGTCCGATAAAGTGAGATTTAAGGAGATCAAGGAAAAGGCTTCTTTATTAAAACAAACTGTTATTCGGAATAAAGATTTTCGGAAAGATATACAGATTACCGGTCGTGGTATAAAAGAGTGGTTGAACCAGCCACATAAATATTACGAGAAAAAGAATGAAATGCTTTTGGATATAGCTTCTGTGATAAAGGATGCGGAATATATTGGTTGCGGAAATGATAAGCATGGATATAATGCTATTGTTCATTTGTTTGAGACAAAAGTGGAAAACGAAAAGTCTTGGATTCTTGTGAAAGAGCAGGCGGATGGTAGCACATCGTTATATAGTATCTCTGATAGCATAAATATATTGAGATTATTGGAAAAGAAGAAAGGCGATTCATAAGTAGCCCCGTGGAACTACAATCCACGACTTGCTTATAAACCGCCTTCTTTTTGCAAAAATATAAATAATCTCCTAATTGTTTAGCGATTTAGGAATTTTAATCGTAAAATCAACTGTTGGCGCCAGCATAATAGTTGAACAACTGCGGTGCTGAACACCGTGGTTGAACTGGGGTGCTGATGACCCCAGTTGTTACGCTCGGCATAATGGTTGGAATTAATCAAATTACTTCTGCTTCCTCCTTAGGTTGCTCTACCACCTTAAAGAGGTTGGCGAGAAATTCCAGCCCTTTCTGAGTAACGAGCACTTTTAAGACCATGAATCCATCGTGATTGTTCCGGTCAATCCATTTCTCTTTTAGGACGAAATAACCACGCTTCACATATTCCTGCTTCGGTTCGTTCTTGTTCTTGAAGAATACACCCATATCACGAAGTTTTTGGAACAAGGTATTTCTGCCGAATGGGAGATTCAGGATTTTTGCGGACTGGCCGATGTCGATACGTTCGTCCGCATCCATTATTTTATCCATAAAGTCTGCCTTGGGACGTAGTTTGTTGTTTTCTTTTACTACGGTTTCAACTTTTTTCTCCAGCTGCCGGATTCGTTCTTCTTTGCGCTTCATGGTGTCTTTGGCAACCAATAAGGCACGAGCCATGATCTCCTCCGGTGTCTCGTCTTCTTTGGCAATCATGTAACCGCCGGTTTTGCGGATGGCGGGGAGGATCTCTTCGCATACCCAGTCTTGGAACTTTTCTGCCTCGGGTAATTTGGAGCGCATAACTAAGCGGTAAACATCGGATTCTGGGATGAAAGAGATTTCTACTTTCTGTTCTGTACTTTTACCATATTGGTTTGTTGTGATTGAGACCCCCTCGTGTTTCACGACCCCCTTACAATGTCTATTGATAGCATCATATCGATTACTATACCCTAACATCGCTGCCACATCATTGGCCACAAACATTGGTTTATCATCTATAACCGTAACTCTGATTTGTCCGAATACCGGACTTTGGAAATATTGTATCTTCGCTTCCATAATGAGTCGTATTTAAAAGTGAAAGGGCAAAGACCGGAATTGCCTATTGTGGCTGTTTGCAATTCCAATCAATGCCCTTTATTAATATCTTTCTCTGGAGAACAGCCACGAGCTCCGGATTAGAACGTTCTGAAGTAATATATAAGTCAGATTTTCTTTTTCCGGAGGCAGATGGCGATACCTTCTATACTTTCGCTTTTTGTTCCTGTAGTTTCGAATTTAACTTCTCAGCCTCCTTTTGCATATTTTCGGAAGCATGTTTGATGTAGCATAGCATTCCCTCGGTTCTTCCGATTTCTCGACCGGTATTGAATGCGGCTTGCAGTTCTGGAGTGGAGTATTTACCCATTTCGGAGGGTTGGGCCGTTGGTTGTTGGGTACTATTATTTACCGACAAACAATTTTTTTCAGTGTACGACATTTACTGATATATTTGTTTGTTAAGCAGAAAAGACAACGGTTCTGCACTACCCGTTGTCGTACACCTGAAAGGCAGTGGACGCATTAACGTTCCACACGGGGTTACAGAACCGTTATATCTATATCCTCACTTATGGACAAAAATACCCTAAGCGATAAGATTTGGCGAGTTACCCACCTTTCAGTATGTACGACACCACAAAGATGAGCACTAATTCTGAATCCCACAAGAAAAAATAGAAATACCTTTGCGTTTTCATCTTGTTGTGCTATTTTTGCGTTATGTGGAAAGAGAAATTAGGAAACTATTTGATTGATGTCTCGAAATATATCTTTACAGGTGTAGTGGTAGCGTCTTTATTCAAGGATATGGAAGATAATAAGTGGCTGATTTATGGCCTAGGCTTTACGTCTTCTATTTTAGCCTTAATAGCAGGATTGGTATTAACGAATAAGAAAAAGGAGGATAAGTAATGGGAGCTATAATTGGATTCGCCGTGATAGGCATACCTTGTGCCGCATTTTTGATCTATTGCCTTACGCCTTCTGGCAAACAATGGCTTAGATCCAATCACATGATTTGACAAGATAGATTCTTATAGGAATAATTTAGAGATGAAAGCCTGCCGGTTGTCCGGTGGGCTTTTTTTATACCCGGAATTTTCTTCCCCTCCCTTATATTTTAAACAGAAAACTCTTATGACAATTTTAGATTTAATCAAGGCGGCATGTAAGACAAAAGGCGTGCCGGAGAAGTATGCGGAACGTATTCAAAAGACGTTCAAGATTGAGAAAGCCGAGGGGATGGAGGCTTTCGTGGACCTGTTCAAGGATAATATTCTTCCGGCAATCCAAGAAGCGGAGAATGAAGCTAAGACTACGGCTGAAACGGCCGCTGTCGCCGCTTATGAAGCCAAGCATGGGTTGAAGGATGGTAAACCGGTAGAAGATCCGGATAAGAACAAGAAAACGGAAGAAGAGCTGTTGAAGGATCTTAGCCCGGAACTGAAAGCTTATCTGGAAAGTATGAGGAAGAGCGTCGATGATATGGCTAAGAAGGTGGGCGATTCCATTACCAACTCGGCAAACGAGGCTAAGAAAGAAACAGTCCGTAAGCAGTTGAAGGATGCCGGTCTTCCGGATAGCTGGCTGGGACGTGTGGACTTGGCTTCGGAAACCTCTATCGAGGATCAAATCAAGGCGCTTTCCGAAGAGTTTACCGGAATCCAGCAAAAGGCGATCGATGATGCCGTGGCCCGTGGTGATTACGCTCCCGGTTCCGTGAATCTTCCGGAGCGTTCCGAGGCGGATTGGGCGAAGCTGATGGATCAGGATGCCGACAAGAGCACGAATAATCCCGGTGTGGTGAACCTGGGTATTGAATAATCCAAGAAAAGTGTAACGTTATGTACAGAAAAAGAGAAAGAGAATTCCAGTATCCTCCCGGAATTGAAAAGATTATTGAGGATGTGATCGGCGGTGGGACGATTGACCGCCGGGATTTGCGGAACGCTTTGTTCAATGGCAAGTCGTTGGACGAGCTTCCTCCGATCGTGATCGTGGTGAAAGATCCGGAAACGGGATTGTATCATGTGTTGAAAACAGCGTTGGTTTCAGAAGCGGCTGCTGCCGATGCGACAGCGTATAAGGTAACCAAGAATCATCTGTTTGGTGTGGGTGACTTCGTGACGATTGGTGGAGCTTTGACAGGTGCGTCCGATAAGATCACGGCTATTGATAAGAGTAATGCGGAGTTTGATACGATCACGTTGGAAGCGACTATCGGTGCTGCCGCAAAAGGTCAGGTATTGGTTCAGGCTAAAGACAAACAGGCTGCGAAAGCCGCCAAGTTGCCTTATGATGGCGAATTGGTTGTCACGATGAATAAAGTCGACTTGACTGTAGCCAACCAGCAGTCTGGGTTATTGGTAAGAGGTACGGTAAACGAATCCTGTATGCCGTTTCCGGTAGATAAGGACTTGAAGGCATTAATGTCGTTTATCCGTTTTGTGTAATCCATTAAAATCAGATATATGGAAAGAAGTTTAATTAAGCAAGTGAATAAAAAGAACATGGCGGCCCGTTTGAATACCCGTCATGTGAAACCGGTTGTCTTCCCGAACTTCTTCGGGGTGAAAAGAAAGACCTCGTTGAAGTGGGAGACTCTGACCGGAGAGAAAGGCGCTCCGGTAATGGCAGACGTGATCTCTTTCGACGCTTCCGCTCCGCAGAAGACCCGTGAGGTGATCAGCAAGCTGTCCGGCGATATCCCGAAGACAGCCGTCAAGCGTGGCATGAACGAGAGCGATTACAACGAGTACAAGCAATTGGAACGTGACGCGCAAGGTGACGCGGACCAGTTGGCATTGTTGAATCTGGGTTTCAAGGATCAGGATTTCGTGTATAACTCCGTCCGTGCCCGTTTCGAATGGTGGTGTATGCAGCTCATGAGCCGTGCGGGTTTCCATTTGTCGGCAAAGAACAATGGCGGTGTCGTTACGGCTGAGTTTGTCGGTTGCGGTATGCCGAAGAAGAACCAGCGTAAATCTACTACGGACTGGAGTAACGCTACAACGGCCAATGGATTGCAGGATATTGAGGATACGGTTGTGGCCGCTTCTGCCGAAGGGGTGACGATCCGTTACGTTGTAATGCACGTGGCTGATTTCTCTTTGCTGAAGAAACAGAAATCCACGTTCGACACGTTAAAGGCATGGGTTAATTCGTCCTCCAAGATATTGGTGACAAAGAATCTCATCAACGAGTATCTGGCCGAGCAGGAGATCCCGGTGAAGATCATTACCGTGAACCCGGCTGTCCGTATCGAGGATAGTGCCCATCGTCGTAAGACGATCAATCCTTGGGAGCGTAAGCGTGTATGCTTCTTGGAGGATTTGAAGGTGGGTGACATTCAGCATGGGCCGATCGCCGCCGAGTCTTCTGCTACCTTGCAGAAAATCGCTCTCATGGTTAAGCAGGATTGGATCTTGGTAACCAAATGGTCTGAGCTGGAACCGTTCAAGGAATGGACGAAAGCGGAAGCGAACGCTATTCCTGTCGTGAATGATCCGGATGCCATGTTCATCATGAAAGTGGATGGGAAGGATTGGAACGCTTCCGAGGATACCGAGGGTACGGATGATATCCCGGCGACATTCTTGGGTGAAACCATCGAACCGGAGGATCAAACGATTCAGGATACTGAAAACGGAGAATAACAATCATGGCTAAGACGATTCGAGATACGATACTCGCTTATCCCGGTCTGGCTGACTGTGAAGATTTTTTGGATAACGTCGTTTTGCCGGGACGCGGTTTTGAAGGTACAGAAGATAGTAAGACGATCGATATCCAAAAACAAAAGCTGGTGGCCGCCGACCTTTATTCCATGGTCGGCGGTCTGCCGGATTTCACGGAAAACAAGCTCTCCATCACGTATCCCCGTGCATGGTATGACGCTACGGCGAAACGACTATACCGGGAGGGAGGAGAACCGGAGAAAGCGGAATTGATAGGCAATAAGATCGAGGTACCCAAAGGAAGGGCGAGAAACAGATGGTAAAGCGATATTCACATACTGCGATAGTGACGATTCAATCCTGTCAATTGGTCAAAGGGGAATTGGTTGCCGGTAAACCGACGGAAATAGAGGTCACTGGGCAATATTACCCGTCCAATAGTGGACAGCAGTTGAAGCGGAACGTCGATGGAAGAGAGTTCATCGTGCATGGTGAGTTTTCGACCAAAGCCCGTCCTGTGGAAAACGCGAAGCATATCCGGATTGACAGTATCGCTCTCGATGTGGATATCATTAGCTGGGAACCGTTTCAGACTCACTCTGTAATCTATGTGTAGTTTATGGCAAGGAAAGGTGGTTTGACTCCAATGTGGAGTGATAGGGAAGTAGGGCGTTGGTTCGATTACTATGTGGATCGGGCGGAAGAGCGGATATACAAGTTATTGCAACGTGCCGGGGAAGAGTTCGTGAAGATCGCTCGAAAAAAAGGGAACTATCAGGATCATACCGGTAACCTCCGTAGCTCAATCGGTTATGTGATCGTTAAGGATGGCGATATATTGACCGAGAACTATGAGCAATCCACGGAAGGAACGGATAAACAGACCGGTATCAGGGAAGCGAAACGTTTGGTTTCCGAGCTGATCCCTCTTTATAAAAGGGGCTGGGTATTGATTGGTGTAGCCGCTATGCCTTATGCCAAGTATGTGGAAGCAATCGAAAATCTGGATGTTATCTCTGTCGCCACGGAACATGCCGAGGATTGGATCAAGAAACAGAGTCGAACGTTATTTGATAAACTCGCTGAGAAAGGATATTGAACATGGCAGATCAGTTTGATATAGTGGATATCGTATATAATGCGGTTGAGCCGGCGAGTACGGGCTTTATCCTGTATAAGGATCAATCCGGCGATGGCGAGAAAAGAAATCATATCACGATCCGCTCTCTGGCCTTGAATGGGAAAGATTATGTCAACAAGGGATCGATAAATATCAATATCTTCGTCAAGAGACCCTCGAAAGGCGTATCGGATCGACAGTTGATGATAGAGACCGTACGAGGCGTGAGGTTCGTGTTGCGGGATATCAAGCCGCCGTTGGGGATGTATTGGAAATCTCGGATCGTCTGGTCTGAGCCTATGGGCGAGGCCAAGGATGGCTTCGATTGTACGAATATTAGATTAGAGGTTATAACAGAATTAGATTAGTGATATGGAAAGAAGTTTAGCGCTGGATGTGGCGTATTTAGGAGTTGCGGAACCCGGGGATGGCGTGGCCGGTACCGAGTTCACCCAATGCGTTGACGTGGATACGGTGACGTTCAATTTCTCGGATGCCAAGGAGCTTAGTTTTACGTCCATGGGACATGAGGATCCTTGGGCGGTGGTGAGTCGGAAAGGAGATCCTTCCAGTATAGAGTTCACTATCCCTTCTCCCACGAGCGACGAGATGAAAATGTTTTGCGGGGGAACCGTTTCCGGTGATAAATGGGAGGCTCCCTTGTCTACGCCCTCGATATTGAAGACGATCAGGCTACAGAGCCTGCCGTACCAAGGTAAGTTCACGGAATATGTCTTTGTCAAGTGCTCTGTGTTCGGGAAGATCAGCCAAGCCCCGGATAAGGAGAATTGCGATCTCTTATTGGTAAAGGCCACGATCATGACACCGGTATCTGCGGCTGGCAAACAAGCGTCCCCGTATAGCAGGGCGGTGAAGGCCGTATCGGAAGACACGGAATGATGTTTTTTGTTTAGGTTGTCTAGAGCCTCGGTTTTTGCCGGGGCTCTTATATTTTAGAGGAAAATCATGAGCGTAAAGCGAGCACTACAGATTGAGAGCGACGTGGTGACAAGTCGGTCAGTCGTGATTCCTTTCGAGTTCAAGCCGGAGACGATCCCGGCGGGTAAGAACGTTGGTGATAGTATCGTTATCACCCCGATCACGGTAAGGACCGGGTTTAGGATACGGCCGTTACTCTTGCGGATTGACAAGGCGGACAAGGATGCTATCGTGGCTCATAAGGATGTTACGTTTGATAGTGTACTGTCGGAGTTGATGGCGAAATATGACGAGTTGATCTTTGAGATCGTATGTTTGGGTATCCATAACAAGAAAGGGGACATGCCCGCTTGGTTCCGGGAGGTACTGAAGGATAATTGTACATGGGAAGACCTGTATATCCTTTTGAACGCTATTCTCTTTCGTCTGGGTTGTAACCCTTTTTCTCGTACTATCATAGCTTTGGAAGCTGTGAGCCCGTTAAGCGAAGAGGAGATAATAGCCCTTCAAGAAAACAACGAGACTTGGGTAGGTCGGAGCCGGTGACGCAAAGTAGCTTCATGTTCCTTGTACTATGTAACGAGGCGTTCGGGTATACGCATGAGCGGACATTGGACAGCGATCTGGCGCTTGTCATGTCCATGCTACGGGAACATGGTTACTTGGTGAACGACCGGAACAAATCACTGCTCATGGACGATGATGAATCCGGGGATAATCATGGCGAGTGGGTCGAGGTAATCGATTTCGATACGGGAAAAAAGAAAAGGGTTCGAAGAATGAGCCCGGTATGATATATATTACTTTGCGTAGAGAACGTTTGTCATAGTGATTTTGGTTGTAAAAAAACCGACGAACCGTGAGGCTGGTCGGTTTTTGTTCTCTGTAAATGTGTCAAGATCTTCAGAGTGTCTGCTCGATAACCAGAGCGGTGTCTTCTAGCGAAAAGTAATTGGGTAACGCTCCGGATGGATTATGCTGTCAATCTCAAGATCCACATCAATTGCGTCCCAACGCAACGAATCCTCGTCCGGCATGGTCACGTCCAATACATCCGATACTTTTGCATTTCTGAACCAAGGGTATCTGTCATACGATAGATAATATTCCTTCCCTCCTACGAAAAGGAGGATACCGCGTGCATTAATCATTGTTACTCCCACAGGGGGTGTTCCATTCATTTTTTTATTATATCGAGGCCGGACAAGCTGCATGAGAATATTCGTTGATATCTATAAGATGGATATTCAAAACATCTTCAATATCAAAAAGAGTGCTGGTTGTAAAGTTGTGGTCACCTCTTAACCATTTGGATATCTCAGAGGGACGTTTACTCATTTTTTCGGCAAATTCCTTTTGGGATAGACCTTTCCTTTTGATACCTTCTGCTATTTTTACGGCAAGCATCATACGTCTTTCCATGTTCTTGGCTCTTTTCGTGTCTATATTGCCAAGTACTGTATCCAAAATAGATGTATTGTTCATATTTATTCCTCCTTCAATTTTAAATTACCTAAGAAAAAACCGTTATCATCGAGATGTATATCCTTGTTTTTGATGGCTTCTGATATGATTCTGGATATTCGAACCACTGTTTCAGCTTCTTTTTTTAAGGAAGAACTTTCTTGATAAGCTCTAATGTTTTTGGGTTTGTATCCTCCACCTCCAACAACGATAGCAACGTTAGCAAATCGAATACAATAGATTCTTAATTTTTTATCAGGACTATCAAATAGGGCGCAGACACCATCACCGGGTTTCCCTTCGTTTAGCTTGAAAAAATGTTCGGCTGCCCCAGTTTTTGTAGCCATAATTTTCAATTTAGATACGATATCTTCTATTTCGGTTGGGTATTCAGAATAGTTGTTCTGAAGAAATTATTCAAAAACGCTCTGATCCTCTTGATTGAGAATGACAGAATATATTTGAGTCTTCTTTCCTGACAGTTGCTTTATTTTGACAATCTCAAGTTCCACGATGAATTTTTTCTTTTTACAAAAAAACGAAGAAAAAGCGACAAGGCAAAAGAAAATGTCGAAAAAGATAACTTATAAGTGAATTTTTAACGGTTGACAGTCTCACATGAAAGGCTATCCTATATTTTACCATAAACGCATTATGGGAATAAGGAATAGGGATGGAGCGCTGTATATTGCGACTGGTCTTGATAACTCCGGCATGTACGAGGGAACACGCGAGGCTATGGGAATTATCAAGACCTTGGCCGGTGAGATCACGTCTTTTGACGTATTCGGAGGTATCGGTATCAGTGCGGCGACGGCGTTCGCCAAGGCCGCGAAGAGCTCATACGACTTCGAGAAGGAGTTCCGGAAAAACATGCTGGAAGTAGCGACCATTTCCACGCAGGTAACGGATGATATGACCGGTTTCATGAATCAGGTCATATCCATAACCCAAGAGATACCGATCAAGGCTCCGGAGGCCGCCAAGGCGTTATATAGCATTGTCTCCGCCGGACATGACGGGGCGGATGGCATGAAGATCCTAGAAGTTTCGGCTAAAGCTGCCGTGGGAGGGCTTACGGAAACCGAGACGGCAGCCGATGCTATTACAACGATCCTGAATGCTTATAAGATGTCTGCGGAGGAAGCCGGTACGGTCTCGGACCAGCTTTTTACAACCGTCCGGTTGGGTAAGACTACATTTGGCGAATTGGGAGCTCCATAGCCAAGTTGCTCCTATTGCGGCCGCATATGGGATTAGTATCGACCAAGTGTTGGGTGCTGTCGCTTCATTGACCAAGCAAGGAACGCCAACGGCGCAGGCTATGACACAGATCCGTGCCGCTATCCAAGGAACCGCTGGAGAACTTGGAGACGCCGCTTTCCAAGGTCGTACTTTCCAAGAGGCATTACAATTGATTTATGAGAAGGCTGGTGGTTCCGCTTCCAAGATGAAGGAAATGCTTGGCACGGATGAAGGCTTGGCCGCTACACTGGCTTTGACTGGAAAGAATGCAAAGGCGGCAGCAAATGACCTTGGCGAGTTGCAAAGCTCTTTAGGAGCTACGGAAGCAGCGTTTGAGAAGATGGCGGATGAAGCCGGCAATCAAATGACGCTTCTGTCGAATAATATCCAAGCGGCTTTGCGACCGATGGGAGAGGTGATATTAAAAAATATATCAGAAGCAGCTAAAATTATTAATCAGGGATTTGAGACAGGAAATATCAAAGGCAATATTGAAAATTTGGAAAAGTTGCTTTTAGGGGTTTCAGGTGCGTACGTAGCCTATAAATCTTCAGCTATAGGAGCGACTGCTGCAGAAATGGCATTATCCGCAAAAATTGCTATATCTAATAGTTTAAGGTCAATTCAAAATAAACTGACAGGAGAGTCGGTTCTTGCTAAAGAAAAAGAGCGTACATATCAGGATGCCTATAATTTGTCATTGCAAAAAACGATCACAGAAGAACAACGGGCGAAACTATCTAAATTGAACTTAGTTGCAGGCTCAGAAGAATATGTAAAGGCTATTGCGGCACAAGCTATTCAAGAAAAGAATACAGCTGATAGACTTGTGGAATCTTTGACTAAGCAGGTAAAAGCAAATAGAGAAAAATTAGCTTCTGCACAAGAGGGTTTGGAGATATCTAGAAAAGCAGTGCAAGTTGCAAAAGAAGAATTTAACGCTGCGTTTGAAGCGAATGATTTGGCTGCTTTAGAAGTATCCCAGACCAAACTGAATTCGGCGGCGAAACGTGAGGAAGCGGCAGCTACGAATGTTAGTACAACTGCGAAAAAACTAAGGTCTGTAGAATCGAAGTTGGCAGTTGCAACAACAAATCAGGAAATCGCTGCAACTCGTTTGAATACTGCAACAACGGCTGCAGATACGGCTGTGGCCAATGTGGCTACTTCGGCAAAAAACAGATTAAAGTTGGCTACAATTGCTTTATGGAAGGTAATGAAAGCAAATCCTTTGGGTACGATATTGACGGCTGTTGGTTTGGCAACAACTGCTTATGCCATGCTTGCTGATAAAATCAGAGAGACAGAAACTGCACAGGATCGATTGAATAAGCTACAAAAAGCTACTGTCAATTATATGGCTGACGAGAAAGCCGAATTAGAAGTCCTTTTGGCAGTAGCAAAAGATGAAACTATTATTAAGGATAAAAGGATAAAAGCTATAGAACGATTGAATGATATTTCTCCTGAATATTTAGGTAATTTATATTTCTCCTGA